TGGTGTTGATTATTCTGCTTCTAATGGAATGGCAGCAACTCTTGGAGATTTAACAACTTCATATGACCTCTTCACTAACAGAGATGGTGTTGCTGTTGATTATTTAATTATGGGTCCTGGTTTAACCAATGAATTTGATTCACAGGCAAAGGCAAATAGTTTAATCTCAATTGCTAATTTAAGAAAAGATTGTATTGCAGTAGTTGGTCCTCATAGGGCAAATTTGGTAAATATTACCAATACAACAACTCAAACTAATAATCTAATTAGATTCTTTAGTTCACTTTCTTCATCGTCTTATGCAGTCTTTGATAGTGGATATAAGTACACCTATGATAGATTCAACAATCAGTTCCGCTACATTCCTTGTAATGCCGATATTGCAGGTTTAATGTGCAGAACAAACATTACATCATATCCTTGGTTCTCTCCTGCTGGACAACAGAGAGGTATTTTGAATAATGCAATTAAACTTGCATACAATCCTTCCAAGGATCAAAGAGATCAACTCTATCCTTTGAGAGTTAATTCTATTGTTACTCAACCAGGTATTGGTACTCTTCTCTTTGGTGATAAGACTGCACTTGGGTATGCATCTGCATTTGACCGCATTAACGTTCGTAGATTGTTCCTAACAATTGAGCAGGCACTTCAAAAATCAGCAAATGCTCAACTCTTTGAACTCAACGATGACCTCACTAGAGCAAACTTTAGAAATATTGTTGAACCATATCTCCGTGATGTACAAGCAAAAAGAGGACTCTATGGATTCCTTGTTGTTTGTGACACCACAAACAATACTCCTGATGTTATTGATAACAATGAATTCCGTGCTGACATCTACTTAAAACCAACCAAGTCAATTAACTATGTTACTCTTACATTTGTTGCAACTCGCACTGGTGTAAGTTTTGAAGAAGTTGCTGGTACTGTTTAAACATAACTAACTAAAACCAAAGGAGATTTTACAAATGGCAACAAACAAAACTCTATCAGATTTTAAAACAGCACTTTCGGGTGGTGGTGCTCGCCCCAATCTATTTGAAGTTGGAATAACTCTACCAGCGGCGGCACAGACAGCAGTTGGTTCACAAATTGATGCAAAATTTACATTGTTATGTAAGGCAACAAATCTTCCAGCATCAAATGTTGGTAATATTGATGTTCCTTTTAGAGGAAGAGTATTTAAGGTAGCAGGAGATCGTACATTTGATACTTGGCAGATTACTGTCATTAACGATACTGATTTTGTAATCAGAACGTTTATGGAAAGCTGGATGCAACATATTGGTCAGTATAAAGATGCGAGTGGGGTAACAACTCCGGCAGATTATATGGCAAATGCCACAGTGACTCAATTGGATAGAAATGTTTCAACTATGACAGCCAGTAGTGGTGGCGGTATTAAAAGTGCAAAGGAATATAAATTTGAAGATATATTCCCAACTAATATTTCTGCAATTGATCTCTCATTTGATTCTTCAGATCAAATTGAAGAATTTACTGTTGAATTTCAAGTGAATTATTGGTATCCTGTTGGTAAAAGTAACTGATAAATAGTAGCATCAAATTATAATTTAGTTATGGCAAAATTATTTGGTTTTTCTATTGAGGACAATCAACCACTATCTCCATCTACAGTATCGCCCGTCGCACCTAACAGTGAAGACGGGTCTGATTTTTATCTAAGTAGTGGATTTTTTGGTTCTTATGTAGATATTGAAGGTGTTTATAGAACTGAGTTTGATTTAATTAAAAGATATCGTGAAATGGCACTTCATCCAGAATGTGATAGTGCAATTGAAGATTTAGTAAATGAAGCAATTGTATCAGATACAAATGATTCTCCGGTACAAATTGAACTTTCAAATCTAAATGCCAGTGATGGTATAAAGAAAAAGATCAGAGAAGAATTTAAAGTTGTTTTAGATTTATTGGATTTTGATAGAAAATCTCACGAAATTTATAGAAATTGGTATATTGATGGAAGACTTTATTATCATAAAGTAATTGATTTTAAAAAACCAGAAGAAGGAATTCAAGAATTAAGATATATTGACGCAATGAAGATGCGTTATGTAAGGCAACAGAAAAAAACAAAAGATAGTGATAGAAAATATAGATTAGGAAATACAAATAATAGCAATCCAATGGAATATGAATTTCCAGAATTGGAGGAATATTTCATCTACAATCCAAAGATGACATATCCTACAGGAAATCCTTCAGCTTTGGGTGGTGAGGCAGGAATCAAGATGACAAAAGATTCCATTACATATTGCACTTCAGGTCTTGTAGATCGCAATAAAGGATCAACTCTTTCATATCTACATAAGTCAATCAAATCTCTCAATCAATTGAGAATGATTGAAGATAGTCTTGTAATCTATAGACTTTCTCGTGCTCCAGAAAGAAGAATTTTCTATATTGACGTTGGTAATCTCCCTAAGGTTAAAGCAGAGCAATATCTTCGTGATGTAATGATGAGATATCGCAATAAACTTGTATATGATGCCAATACTGGTGAAGTACGAGATGATAAGAAATTTATGAGTATGCTGGAAGATTTCTGGCTTCCACGTAGAGAAGGTGGTAGAGGAACAGAAATTACAACTCTTCCTGGTGGTCAAAATCTTGGAGAAATTACAGATATTGAATACTTTAAGAAAAAACTTTATCGTTCTCTAAATGTTCCACCATCAAGAATGGATGGTGAAGGTGGATTTAATTTAGGACGTTCATCTGAAATTCTTCGTGATGAAGTTAAGTTTAGTAAATTTGTTGCTCGTTTGAGAAAAAGATTCTCATATATGTTCAATGATATGCTAAGAACTCAATTACTTCTTAAAAATATTATTACTCCAGAAGATTGGGAGATGATGGATGAACATATTCAATATGACTTCTTGTATGATAATCACTTTGCAGAACTTAAAGATGCAGAACTTCTCAATGAAAGATTAAATATGGTTCAAGTTGCAGAACCATATGTTGGTAGGTATTTTTCTCAAGATTATCTGAGAAGAAAAATTCTTCGTCAAACTGACGTTGAGATTCTTGAACAGGATATGTTGATGAAAAAGGAAATTGAAAATGGTATCATTCCAGATCCAAATACTCCAATTGATCCTCAGACTGGAATGCCATTGCAAGATGGTCAAATGGGTAATTTAGGACAACCAGTAATGGAACCAAATATTGATAAGCAAGGAGATGTTACAAAAGTAGATGCAAAAGTAGCAGAAATTCCCAAAGGGGCTGAAATATAAATATAAATACACAAGTAAGTAATTGGTCAAAACTATGGATGAACTGATGGATATGATTGTTTCTGACGAATCTCCTTCGCATATTAGCGATAAAATTAAGGACTTGTTGTTCTCAAAATCTGCAGAAAGACTGGATGCATTTCGTCCAATGGTAGCATCTTCACTATTTGGTGAAGATGAAGACTCCGAAGAAGAATATGAGGAAGAAGACGAAGAGTGATATTGAGAACTTGTGAGAAATACTAAATAACTAATAAATGTATTATACGAATAATGACGCATAGACCGGTTGGGGCAGGTGCCTCATTTGCATTTACAGCAGGAACCGCAACAACTTCAACAGCATTTTCAGTTCAGTCTGATACTTTGAGAGTGATTGCGGTTGGTGGAGCTGCACACGTTGCAATTGCAGCAAGTCCAGCTACATCAGTAACTGACTACTACATTCCATCAGGGTCTGCAGTAACTCTTGCGCTTACAAAAGCATCTAATAGAGTAGTTGGTGTTACCACTGGAACATCAACGATTCTAACCTTTGCAGAAGGTACTCAAGCACCATTTGGTGTTGGTGATTATATCAGTCTAACTGCAAGTGGACAATCATATTATGATTTCTCCCATCAGAGAGTTGCATCTGTAGATACATCTTCTGGTGTAAATGGTTATTTCCAAGGCAGAATTACCGTAAGCTATAATTCAAGTGGAATTCTGACTGCCTTTGCGCCAACCGATGCTACCGCAGTTATTTCTCAAAAGATTGCTGCTTACGGGGCAGGTGGTGGTGGAATACTTTATTATCAACAAGTACAAATTACCAACCAAGCCTGATGAAACTCATTACCGAAGAAATAGAATCAGTAGAAGTTCTTACCGAAAGTGTAAATGGTAAGAAAACACTATTCATTCAAGGTCCATTCCTTCAAACGGAACAACCAAATCGTAATAATAGAGTATATCGCTTTCCAGTAATGGAAAGGGAAGTTAAACGATATAATGAAAATTATATCTTGAAAGGTAGGGCACTTGGAGAACTCGGACATCCTGATGGTCCGACTGTAAATTTGGATAGAGTTTCTCATAAAATTGTTTGCCTTTATGCTGAGGGAAATAATTTTATTGGTAAAGCTCAAATTCTTCCAACTCCAATGGGTAAAATTGCAGAGGCACTCTTAAACTCTGGAGTTACTCTTGGAGTATCTTCTCGTGGTATAGGATCTGTCATAAGAAATCGTGATGGATACAATGAAGTTGGTCAAGATTTTATGCTTGCTACTGCTGCAGATATTGTTGCAGACCCTTCTGCCCCTGATGCATTTGTTCAGGGAATTATGGAAGGTAAGGAGTGGATTTGGGAAGGAGGAATTCTTCGTGAACAAGTTGCAACTAAAATTCAAAGAAGAATTAATACTCTTTCTGACCAAAAACAACTTGATGAGCAGAAATTAAATCTGTTCAACGATTTTCTAGCAAATCTTTAAATTATAAATAAATATAGATTTAATACAGGTAAATCGGAGAGTTCAAATGTCTCGTGGAGATCTACAAGAAATGGAAGTAGGCACTAAGCAATCCAAAACTGCTGTGAATACGAATGCTAAAGCAGCAGATGCGATGCCAAAATTAGCTGGCGGCGCTGTCGCTGGGCAAACTGGTAGTTGGGAAGACCTCGGTGGTCCTACTCCAGAAGATTATACTAATGATGAAAACGGAACAGCAAAACTTAAAACTCCTGGTGCAACACTCAAGCAAGTTAGAGATGTTGTAAACAAGGGTGCAAAAGGTGCTGGCCCAATGAAAGGAATGAAGGAAGATTCTGATTATGATGAAGATGAAGAACTTCTAGAAGCAAAAGAAGAAGAGGAAGAATACGAAGACGAAGGGAGTGAAGAAGATAAGAAGGAAGATAAAAAAGAATATGGTAAAAAGAATCCTAAGAAATCTGAAGAAGATGATGAGGATGAAGAAGATGAAAAAGAAGATATGGATGAAAGTTTTGAAATTGAAGAGGATGTAAATGCTCTTCTTGGTGGCGAAGATCTTTCAGAAGAATTTAAAGTAAAAGCAAAAACAATTTTTGAAGCTGCTTTAAAATCTAAAGTTTATGAAATTAAAGAATCTCTTGAGTATCAATATGATCAAAGATTGATTGAAGAAGTTGAAATCATCAAAGAAAATCTTAGTGATCGTGTTGATTCCTATCTAGAATATGTTTCTGATGAATGGTTTGCAGAAAATTTTCTTGCAATTGAGCAAGGTCTTAAGTCAGAACTTACAGAATCATTCCTTTCAGGAATGAAAGGTCTTTTTGAAGAACATTATGTAGAAATCCCTGAAGATAAATATGATGTGTTAGATAGTATGGTAGTAAAACTTGATGAAATGGAGACAAAACTCAACGAGCAGATTGAGAAAAATGTTTCCCTTAACAGGCGTCTCGCAGAGTCGGTTGCTGATGGAATCTTAGATCAAGTTTCTGAGGGTCTTGCGATTACTCAGAAAGAGAAGCTCGCCTCACTTTCCGAAAGTGTTGAGTTTGAAAGTGAAGCAGAATATCGTGAAAAATTGGAGATATTGAGGGAGTCATACTTCCCAACTCATAGAACTCCAAAAGCTAAAACTGAAACTTTATCAGAAGGTGTAGATAGTTCACCTGAATCAATTTCAGGAACAATGGCTTCTTACTTGAAAACTCTTTCAGCATTCAGCAAATAACTGATTTTAATATTAAATCAAACGCAAAAAAACA